ATAACAAGATTGAGCTTGATGGAGAAGAGTTTATGTATGACTTCACACATCTTACTCATTTGTGTTTGAGTTTACTAGAAGACAAATTTTAGGTATAATTATTATGACAAATGCTTATAAGATAGCCCAACAATATGTAGGTCAATGTGTTGACTTTGATGGATATTATGGTTATCAGTGTGTAGACTTAGTTGAAATGGTTGCAAGCCACTATGGATTCTTCATGGCTGGCGAAGGTGCTAAAGACCTGGGTGTTGCTAGTGATATTTCAGCCTATGCAGATGTGATTCCTTATACTGAAGGTATGACTTTAAAAGTAGGAGATATCATAACATCCTTAGAGACAGTGGGTTATGGAGCTATCTATGGTCACGTAGTTGTATATGGTGGTGGAGACATCTCAAATGCACTGTTGGTTGAACAGAACTTTCATGAGCAATGTACTGTTGAACATAGGAGAGCTTTGATTGGTTATGGTAATACACTGATAAATGTCATTCGTATCAAAGGTCAAGACAACTATGAACCAACTAGTTCTGATGGTGCTTTGATAGGTAATGCTAAAGAGTCTGATAAGTTTATTGCTAGAGACTTCTTTGAGATTACTTGTGATAAGGTTGAGGGAATTAAGTCACCTGGTGATACCACTGTGATTGATACATTTTATAAATGTAACAAGGTAACAGGAAAAATCAATGGTGAATGGCTCATATATGATAAGTATGATGGTTCTGTGGCTTATATTCCTATTTCTTGTGTGAAGAAGTTAGATGATTACTCAACTACCAAGAAGGAAGAAAAGAAGAAATATGAGACTCCTAACGGCTATGATTGGTTCAGTGATAAGACTAGTGATGGTCTAGACCAATCAGGCACACAGAAAATTTATTCATTGGCACAACTTATCTCTCTAGGTAGAATTAAGGAAGCCAATTATGAATGGACTTATTCAGCAGGTAGCTCATTCCCTGATAATATCAATGTATTAGGTAAGGGATTCAATGCTTATGGATTCCTCTCTGATGGTGATGGTAATATCATTATGTCAGCACCTAAGACATTTGGGGATATTATAGGTAAGGTATACAATACACCTTTTGGTTTTAAGGGAAAGGTGTACACAACAAATGATAAGACATCTTTTGATGTTTATGTGAGGTAAATAATGGTTTATGTTTTAGATGAAAATGATAGAGACTGTCTTACAATTAGAATTGATTGGTCTAAAGGTGGCTATTCACCTATTCCAAAAGCTACTTGTGAGATGCTGAACAGAGGTTGTGGATGTAACTGTGGTCAATCTACAAATGATAACAAGAAAGAAGCCACTATTGAACTCACTTGTGAAGAGGTTAAGAAGCTTCTTGCTCTAGGTGATACAAAACCTAAACCAGAGCCTAAAGAGGAAGAAGAAGCTATTCCTTGTATTACAGAAAAAGACTTTGATAGACTATTAGATGAGTATAAATATTATGATGAATATGCTTCTGAACCTATTGGGTTAGGTTCAATACTTACACCGATAGGTGGAGCACAAAAACCATATTATGTGTATTCTAGCGAAGCTCAAGAAGAAGAGTTTAAAGTTAAGCTTAAAGAAAGACTTGAAAACTTTGAGCCCTTCAAGGGTAAATATTTCTTTGGTGTAATTATTAAAAGAGCAGAAGGAATTACTGAATTAGGTTATACTAAATTTGGTACTTCACCTTATAGAGCTTTAGTTAGTTGCCATCTTGTAGATAATTCATATTGCTTTCTAAATTATAGCTTTTATATTGGATTTTCTCAAGGTTCAGCAGATGGAAGTAATGTTCCTATTATAACTAATGATGATTATGATAATAAAGGTATTTCTAACACAATACAAGATAGACTTAATTATGATAGAGATACAACTTTTGGTGTTGTTGAGCACAATGCAACACAAGTGGTATCTGTGAAAGATATTTCTGAAGAGAATAAACAAGATTTTTATACTAAACTAGGAGACCATTTGTTCAATGCTCCATTTATGTCTATTGACAAAGGTACTTCAACCGTTAAATTCACATTAGGAGAACCTACTGTACAAGTTGGGGATGCTTACAAAGAACAAGAGTACACTGTGCCTATTACTATTGAAGTTACTACAGGTAACTTAACTAGCACAACTAGGGCTACAGTTCCTATGGAAACTAGAGAGGTAGCTGAATAGTATGGAAAGACTAATTCTAAAACTACTTGAAGACAATACAGTAATGTCAGCTATTTCTATGGTAATCACTACTGCTTGTGGGGTAGGTGTTGCCTACCTCACATATAAGAGAAATCAGCTTGTAGAATTAAGTAAAGGTGCTAAGAGGTCTAGCCTTCGTTCAGAGTACCTTCAAATATATAACTCTAAAGAGTTTACTGTAATTGAGAAATGGAATATGACTAGACCTCTTGTGGATGAATACTTTAACAAATTACAAGGTAATCACTACATTCATGGTTTAGACACAAAGTTAGAAGCACTATACACAAAGGAGAAACACAGTGGTAAACATAATCAATAAAACAATCTTTAATGGTATCGCTGGTGCAAGACCAACTGAAGCACCAAAGTATTATATTCTACACAATGATGCAGGAAGTATGACTCCTGAAAGCTATATTGGGTGGTTACAGTCACGCTATGACAATGATGAGTCTGATAAAGGTTTTGCTCATTATTACATCAATAGAAACACTATTGCTAGAGTAGAAGATACTTATAATGGTTCTTGGTCAACAGCTAACTATGATGGAAACATGAACTCTATTGGCTACGAAGTGTGTCAACAGTTTGGTACTACAGATGCTGAGTTCTTGGCTAATGAGGATATGGTTCTTAGACAGATGGCTGAGGATATGACATTTTATGGTGATACTCCTAACTATTCAAATATTAAGTTCCACAATGAGTTCTCAAGTACATCATGTCCTGCTCGTTCATTGGCTCTTCATGGAGGAGACAATGATAGTCTTAGAGACTATGTAATTGATAAAATTAAGCATTATCAGTCAATGGGTGACACTGTGGAGGATATGCTTGAAGATACTGCTGTGGAAGAAGGGTGGAAGAAGAACTCTACTGGTTGGTGGTATGAGTATTCAGATGGTTCATTCCCTAAAAACAAATGGGCTAAGATTAAGGATGTGTGGTACTACTTTGATGGTAGTGGCTATATGTATGAAAACAAATGGCTTAAACACACAGATGGTTCATGGTACTACTTAGGTGATGGTGGTGCTATGGTTGAGAATGGTTGGAAAGAAATAAAAGGCAAGAGCTACTATTTCCTTAAAAGTGGAGCTATGAAAACTGGTTGGCTCAAAGATGGTGATAAATGGTACTATCTTGATGCTAACAATGGTGATATGAAAACTGACCACATGATTAAAGGTGCTAATGGTTGGTACTATCTAGGTAAAGATGGTGTTCTTGTGACCAATAAATCTCTTACCATTGGTGATGATGGATTGATTAAACTTACTACAAAAGAGGGGTAATAAATGACACAGTTAAGAATTGATTTTGAGTGTTTGAAAGAGTTGATTAAAGATGAACCTTTAATTAAACTTGTGGATGAACTTCCTAGTAAGGAATCTGCTGGACTTAGCTATATTTATTTGTTAAATAGCACTGAAAATAAGAAGGCTTATCTCTTAAAGCCAGACAGAAGTGAATATGAGTTTATTGACTTGTCTCCACAACTAATCAATGTATTGGGAGAAGGTTACATCACTGTGGATAAAGAAACTCTCAATGAAAATGGAGATGTTACATTCACAGTAAAAGCTGATGAAACACTTAAGACATTGTTGAAAACTCTTGAGGATAAGGTAAAAGAGTTAGAGGGTAAATCTGATAATGATAGTCAAACTCTTACATTAGATGGTAACACTCTTACAATCTCTAATGGGAACTCAGTTACTCTACCATCTAGTGCATCTTCTTCTATTTCTACTTATTCACTAGGTGATAATAAATCTGCTGTTGATAGCTTCATTAAAGGTGAAAGTTTCACTGGTTCAGATAAAAACTTTAGTTTCCCCAGAGTACAATTAGGTAAGCTAGAAGCACTTGTGGGAGCTGATAATTTCTTCCTTAGAACACAGTACGCTGAAGGTGTAACTATTTCAAGAGAGGTTAAAAACATTAACCCTGTGGAAGTAGCCTTTATTACCTATGAAGAAGAGACTGACTCTTTAGCAGTATTAGATAAGTTCCTTACTGATGAGGATGAAAAGTTCAAAGAAGGTAGAATTGAAGTTCTAGATTCAAACTTATATCCTACATTATTACGATATAAAGATTCATCTGGTAAAGTATTTAGAGTGACTAATGGTTTAGATGATGGTAGCTTTCAGCAAATTCTTCTTAATGAAGAAGGAGAGTGTAGTTTTACTAAACCTATTTTGACAAATAAAGTAAATGTGTCTTCTAGTGTATTGCTTAAAGATGGTGAAGCTACTCACATCCTTGTAACATTTAAGTCAACTTTCAATTTTGGTGAGGAAACTATCCAATCTTCACGTATTTATCTACAAGAAGGTTACTCACCTTTTGAGCTTATTTGTAATGTAGTATATAATAACATACCTGCTAAACCAGTATACATCATTGATTTCCTATGTAAATCATACATTGATGGTAATGTTTATATTAGTACCTTCAAGAAGTCAGAAACAAAAGAGAATAATCTTGAATCAACTGTTAAAGTGAAAAAGGATGGTGTGGTTTCTGATGTAATAATCTCAGTAAATAGTCCTTTTATAATGTTAGGAGTATAATATGAAACTATCAAATAATGTTTATGATGTACTTAAGTACATTGTTCTAATTGCTCTTCCAGCATTTATTACATTCACTAATATTGTTGGTATGCAACTTGGCTACGATATGACTACAATCATTGTGGTCTTGACAGCTTTTAATACTTTCTTAGGTACACTCATTGGTATCTCAAGTATTAAATATAACAAAGAAAATGAGTAACTAATATGTCAAATAACTGTGTAAGCAAGACTTGTGATTGTGAAAAGGTAGAGCCTAAATCAGAAAATTGCTTAAAGTTATATGAACTAAATGACCTAAAGATTAGACCAGCTATGAGAAAAATCTCTGTAGCAGAGTGGTGTAATCTAAATGAAACCATCAGACAAGCGTTCTACGCTGTCTGGTGTGTTTTTAATAATATTATAGGTTTTATTTGTCATATTGTATCAACTTTAAGTTGTTTAGAGAGTAAGGTAGATAGCCTTTGTGGTACAGTGACTTGTCAAAATGAACGTATTGCAGAGATTCTAAGTATTCTCAAAGCTGAACCTGTAGAACCTTGTAAGACTGATTGTGACAAATGCTAGGAGGTGTGTATGTCTTACTGTGATTGTAATTGTAAAGACAAAATCATTTCATTAAAAGACTGTGAAAACCTAGACATTGTGAATGACATTAAAAGAGCTGGTGATGTAGTCAGAAACTCTGAACAGTGTGATATAGTACCTAACACAGAGAAGGGTATTTATAGAATCTACTGTGCTTTACAAAGGTCAATCAAGACATTGTGTGAAGCCTTCTCTAGATTAAGATGTATTCAGACTAGAATCATCTCTGTGTGTAGAACTCTTCACTGTATGAAGTCAAACATTAGAGAAATCAATAACCTAGCTAAAGAACGCAATAGAAAGACTATTAAGAAAGTCACAGGTAGTGAACCGGCTAGTTATCTATCAGCAGAAGAAATCTACAAACAAGCCAATGCACTGTATGAGAC